GAACGAAGCTAGATCGTAGGTCGTTCCGCCGTTGATGCGACCACGAATCTTGAGGTCGTACTGCGCGTTGGCCGTGGCCGGACCCGTGCGCGGCACCAACTCGATCCACGCCTCGCAATCCTGAGCCCCCGCCGTAGCATTCGTTTTCCAGCCACTCCCCTTGAAACGCAATGCAGGAGAGTACTTCTGTGCCCCCACCGTAGCAGTAGAGGAGGTAGCGAGGACGAGGCCATCGACTGAGGTGGCGGCTACGGGAAGGCTGTTCGTCAGAGTGCCGATCCCGTCCATGTACCACTTCTCGGTGGCGGTCTGGAGGGTAGTGCCGGTGGTCCCAACATCCGGGGTCTGCCAGGAGAAGATCTTACCCGTGACAGCGCCAGCACCCGTGCCACGCGAACCACGGAAGGTCCAGGTAGCGGGAGCAATGTCAGTACCGCTTGCATCCTGTACAGAGAGAGTCTGCGCTACGGGAGGGTTCGCTGCGGCCTTGCCGAGTTGCCAGTTAGCGGCTGCACTTCTCGCCAAGAACACATCACCATCTGCTGCGACACTTGACCCAATCCCAAAATAGTTTGCAGTTTGGGTTAAAACGATACCCCTCGTATGGTGGTAATAGAAAGCTCCACCATCATTATACAGGAATGTAGCCTGCTGTGTATTATTCCATGTTTCATTATCAATTTGAAACCTATTACCGCCTGCATTTAAGAGTTTCAATCCTATAAGATCGCCGCCTATATGGCCAATATTTAGTCTATCGACATAAGAAGCGCCATTATCTGATGTTGAGAAGTTGATGTATCCGCCATCAGCGGTTGCCTTTGCCTCAATAGCGCCATTGAAGGTCTTGGCGCTTCCGCTAAAATACGAAGCCGCGAATCTCTGCCTTGGGGAATATTTGGGGTTTAAACTCGTAGCAGTAGCAGAGGTCTGGAGGACGAGGCCATCAACTGAGGTTGCGGCAACGGCTTGCGTGTTGGTCAGCGTTCCTTCGGTCAGCGTCAGGTTACTGGTGGTCTTGTTATAGACGAAGTTCGCGTCTCCATAGAACGCGCCTGCATCGTTGATCTGGACCTGGGTATCTGCGCCTCCGGGAGTTGCATTGGCTCCGGTGGCACCCGTTGCGCCAGTGGCACCCGTATCGCCCTTATCCCCAGTCCGCTCGAAACAGACGGTGATAGGTTCCCCATCGGGGTAGGAAGCTACCCCAGAGATGTAGGACACAGAGATGTTCCTGTACCCACCTGGGTTAGCTACAGCCGACACCGAGTAGAACAAGCAGTTGAACGGCTCTACCGTAGAGAAGATTCTGATGTAGCCCTTGAGGGTACTGGTCGAGTCATCGAACTGGTCAATGATCGCGCTAACATCATTGTTATCAACATCGTTGGTATCAATGCGAAGCACAGTTGCAAGGGTTGTATCCGCATTATCCCACCGCAGATTCCCCATGCCAGGGTCGCTATCGGTGGTCGTTACGCTGGACAGGTAGCTTAGAGCAATGGCCCCGCCAGCGGGTCCGATTGCACCAGTTGCGCCTGTAGCGCCCGTGGGTCCAGTCGCTCCAGTGGCACCCGCAGGGCCAGTATCACCTTGGACACCCTGGATGCCTTGGATGCCTTGGATACCCTGCGCCCCCTGCGGTCCTGTGGCCCCAGTTGCACCAGTTGCTCCAGTGGGGCCAGGCACCGTAGAGTCCGCTCCAGTCGCGCCCGTAGGCCCTTGCGGCCCCGTAGGCCCCGTAGGCCCAGTAGGCCCGACAGGCCCAGGCGGAGTGATGAGGGCTTGGCAGCGGCGGATCTGCACCCCACCTGGGAGCGACAGGTAGACATCGTAGTAGCCCGTGGGAGCCGCGAACCCAGCCACGCCGTCACCAGTGGTCGTGAACGGGTTTGCCTTCGCAGGCGGTGCGTAGATGTCCCCACCAGGGGTATAGATGTCAGCGATGGTATCGTCAGCCGTGTTCCTGACCAGAACCTCGATGCCGCTTAGACGGTTCCCGTGGCGGTCTTCAAGGATTTCATACCATCGCTGCATCTCATCCTCGCACTAGGTGATCGGGGCGTGGGTTGCGCCAGTGAGCGAAAGGCTCCGGGCAGGGTCGCGCTCAGGCTCCATGTTCACTTCGGTCTGTCGGCCACCCGTGGGGATCTCGCCGGGCATCCGCTTGAACTTCTGGAGTTCCATCTGGGCCTTGTACTCTTCCCAGGAAACATCTTCGCGGTAGACGGTCCACTCGTAGCGCGACTGCCACTCCTCCCACCACTCCCACGAGTTGTCGCGGAGGGGCTGGGCCTTCCGAACGGGGCAGTTGGTATCGAGCAGAACCGAGAACGCTTCGACAGGAACGACCACGCGCTGGCCCCTGCGGACATAGATGACGGGCAGCATACCGAGCCCAAGCGGAACCCAGCTACCACCGTTCTCGCCCTGGGCACTGATCTTGATCTCGACACACTTGCCGCTGAATCCGTTCTTGCTGGTCTTGTTGACAGGGCTCGTGGCTCCGTCCTGAACGACCGCCTGGAAGTGCGCGGCGTCCTGATCGGACTTCTCGATGGCACCGAGATGGTCACGAGTCTTGTTGATCTCGTCACGGAAGAACGCTTCCGCCTCTACCTTCGCGGCAGAGAGAAGCTCTCCGTACATGGTTTCACGGATGCTCTGCTGGAGGTCCATCTTCATGGCCTCCAGGTCGAACTCCATGGGTGGTGCGACTACCTTGGCTTTACGAGGCATGGTTATCTCCTTCCCGCATGGCGGGGTTGCTGGTTAAAAGAGCCAGGGGGGCCGAAGCCCCCCCGGCCAGGGGTCAGTGCGTCAGGACGAAGTAGCTGGTGCAGGTATCCGTGATGATCTCGGTCGAGGCCGTCAGGGTGCCACCAGCAGCGGTACTCCAGGTGAGCGCAGTGGACGAAAGGATGTCGCCCGTGGTGGCGAAGATGATGCCGACATAGGCACCAGCCACGGCGTCATAGACGAAGGTGTGAAGCTGCTTGTCAGCAGTGCCGATGATCTCGACCTTGGTAGGCCGGAAGCCACAGGCGATGTCGGTGGCGACTTCGGACGAATCCGAGACAACCTTCCAGACATCAATGCCGTTCGAGCCGGGCTGCTGGGTGATGTGGGTGACAGTGGAAGCCATGGTCGGATCTCCTATTCAGCCGAAGCGGCGCACTCAATGCGGCCGATGTAGTCTTCCTGGAGGATTCCAGAGCCCCAGTTGCCCTTCCAGCCGATCTGCGCCCACTGACCAAGCGGGTTCGCGTGGTCCTTGGAGGTGTAGGGCAGGTAGGTCACATCCGCCGAGCCTTCAAGCTCGATGGTGGCGTAGGCGTCAGCACCGATGCAGAGGCAGATGTAGACATCCGAGTAGGTGGTCCCCCGGGTGCCAGCAATCGCAGCGCCGCTCTCAAGGAAGAAGCGGGTGTGGGTGGAGCGGACGAAGCGGAAGTCACGGTACGAACCGAACTCACCGTTGTACAGGCCTCCGTTGGCAGCGTACTCGGTGACAGGGATGAAGCCGGGGATGTCGCGGGTGTCATGCTCAACATCGGGATGCACCAGGATGACATAGCCCTCCATGATGCCCTGGGTGTTGATCTTCGAGCCAGCCGAGATCTGCTTGGTGAGGGGCTTGGCAAGCTGCCGCTTCAGGCGGGTCGCCATCTTGTCGAGGGCCGCGCCGTTCATGCGACCGATGACATTGGAACGAGCGCCGCCAGCGACACCGCCGCTGTCATCCGTCAGGCGGAACACGGTGGTACCACCCACGAGGCCATCACGGTAGATGGCGTCCTGGGACTGGCCCATGTTCTCCGAGTTGATCTCGATCAACTCCTTGACCACATCCTCCAGGCTCGTCCGAGCCACCATGTCGGACACGATGAACAGGTTCCCGTACTGGGAAGTGTTGATCGTGACCGTGGAGCGGGTGGGAGTCGTTTCAGAGGGGACGGTTCCCTCGATGATCGACTTGATGTTGCCAGCGGTAGAGCCAGTCGTGGGCGCGATGCGATCCCACTTGGCGACCTTCCACTGCGTGGAGTTGCGGGAAGGGAGCTTGATCTTCTTCCCAAACTGGGTGTGAACAAGATTGGGCTTAGCCCGATCAAGGCACTCGCGCTCAATGAAGCTCGGATTGAGCGGAGTGACGGTGGCGGTGGTCATCGTCACGGTAGTTCTCCATTGCGGTTGGGTTGGTTGCGGAGGGTGAGCGGCAACAACCTAACACCAATGGTGGAGCGGATTAAGCCCAGCCGAGTTTCTTGCGTGCAGCCTGCCACGCATCGTCACTGAGTTTGTAAGCGTCCACATTGGTAAGGTCATTACCAAGCTGAGGACGGCTGTTTGCACCATTCGTTTCCGTGGTACCGAGCGAACGCATGGCCCCGCGCTCTTGGGCGGTCATGCTCCGGCTCGATCCCTTCCCGTAGAACTCGCGTGCGTAACGAACCTGGGTTCCAAGCGACACCATCCTGCGCGGGTCGCTGAAGTGTTCTTCACGCTCGGACTCAGGCATAGCACGAAGGATCGCGGCCATGTCCGTCTTGAGGTCATCAAGATCGGGTAGTCGCTGGGCCACGAAGTCTAGCTTGGCTTGCTCAACCTGATTCTGCTGTACATGGGTCAAAGTGCCCACGAGCGGGTTGAGGGCCTTCGCTAGTTCGCGCTTGAGGTAGGGTCCGACATACTTCACAACGGTCGGATCGTACTGCTCTTCCTCTTCGCGGTCGCGGCGTTCGGCATCTTCCTGAGCCCTTCGCTCTGCCTGTTGCAGTTCGAGAAGGGTTTTCTGGTGCATGAACTGGCGGAGTTCCCGTAGCTCGGTCGTGACCTCATCGAACCTTTCACGGGGGATGAACGCTTCGCGTTTCGCTGTGCGCTGTGCCTCGTGTGGGTTCGGCTCGGTGATACCTTCCGGTGCCTCGACACCTTCCGGGACTTCCTCGTTCAAGCCGTTGTCAAGATTTTCGCCGTTCATGGCTGATCTCCACCGGGTTCCGCACCGGACTGCGCTGTTGCAGTGTACTGTTCGCTAAGAAGTGTTGCAAGATCGCTTATGAACTTCCGCTCTACATCAAGGGCCGACCGTAGGACCGGATAGCTGGGCAGGGTCGGGTCCACCCATTGGAGGCATCCCAGCTTCCGAAACTCCAGCCATGCTAGGAGGACCGCCAGATCCGGGTTGGCCCTGAGGCGCGCCAGGGCCTCCTTGCCCTCCGCCGTTTGCCATACCCGGGGCACCCCCTGCTTGGGCCAAAGCAAGTTGTTCAGCGAACTGCTGTTGCTGCTCAAAGGCCTTCTCCTGTTCTGTTTTGAGATACTGCCCGGCATCCCTGAAGCCGCCATTTTCCAGGAGGCGTTCAAGCCAGGGGCGGAGTTTGAACTCCTGACGGATCTCTGGGTCTTGAAGTAAAAGCTGAGAAAGCTGCATCTGCTGGTCGTACTGCTGCTTGCTCTGAGAGACTTGGCTCGATCCTACCACCCGAATGTCGTAGGCTCCAAGGATGTCCTCAGGCTTCACGATCATGCGGACATCGCCACCCGTGATCTCCATCTTGGTCATCACATCGGCTGGCATCCCGGTGGCTTGCGAATGGGCGATACGGACCCACACAGCCTTGTCGGTGTACTGCTGATTGACTGCCACCCACATCCGCATCACAGGGAGCAGGAACTGCTCTTCGCAGTGCTTGACCCTACGGTTAGTCAACGCGCTGGCTGTCTGTGACAGCACATTGACTTCGGTGGCAGACTTGCGGTTGTCAGCGTTCGTGAAAGCCTTGTTCGCCCCGGTGAGGTCATTGAACTGGGTGAGCATGAAGCCGAGGTCGCCCATGCCGAGGGCTGCATCATTGGGGCGGTAGAGGGGCCAGATCGACTGGGGGCCGCTGTTTGAGTTGAACGGGTGCCATGTGCCCGGGCCTTCGTCCATCGCGTCAGGGTCAAAGAGCCCGTCATCGATGTAGCCCATGGGCGGGGCGATGGACATCGTGTTCGCATCGATGCACTGGTTGAACCGGACATTGATCGCGTCCTGGAAGCCCAGGTACGGCTCAAGGATGCCCCGTCCGTAGACCTCGTTGGGTTCCTCGATGTAGGTGTACATCTGCCACGGGGGGAGCCCGTGCATGAACCCATTGGGCTCGAAGGCCATGAGAACCCTGCGGTTGCCGATGACCATGCGATGGTTCTTGTAGATCTTCACCTTGCCTTCGGTGTCACGAATTGGGAAGTCGCCCCAGTACTCGTGAAGCTCGACCCCTTCCTTCACCTGCTCAGTGAAGCCGCGCAGCTTCTCCATGGCTTCGATCATCGAGTCAACCGACCGGGCCTGAGGGATACCATCCGAAAGCTGGTCCAGGTTCTCGTACTTGATCCGGCCATCCGCCAGAAGGTTGGTGGCTTCCAGGTAGGCCAGGGTCTTCACGAAGCGGATGCAGCGAACCGCATAGGTTTCGTCATCCGGGTGTCGGTCCTGGTAGTAGTCGAAGATCGAGGCAAATGAGAACTCCGGCCCGTCATAGACGAGCATATCCCTGTTCTCGATGGTCAGGTTGAACGGCGGAGGGGGGAGCCCCTGCTGCGCGTTCTGGTTGACGAGTTCCTCGTACTCCTTGAGCTTCATCTTCACAAGCTCTTGGTCCGGCACCTTGAGCTTCTTCACGGCGTGGGTGACACACCAAGCTGTGCTGCCGAAGAGAACCGCCTCCTTGAGGGCCAGTTCAGCCTTGCGTTTGAAGCCTGTCTTATCAAGCTGCCAGTAGGCCAGCGACCGCATCATCTTGGCCCCAGCGTCATCGTCCGGGGTGATGCCCAACATATCCATGAACTGGTCATGTGGCATCACGGATTCGATTAGCTGGGAGGCAACCGACTCGACTGCGTGCAAGCTCACATTGAAGAACCGCTTCGAGCGGATCTTCTTCATGTTCTTGAAGGTGTCACCGAAGTCCCCGAGATAGGCCTCATAGGCCCGTCTCCACTTCCGCTCACGATCTCCACGAGCGCCTTCCAGCCTTTGAATGAGATCCGTGCCGTAGGCTACGGCAGCCGCTTCATCAACCGTGGGATCGATCACACCTACTCCTCGTTGAAGAAGCTACGCATCCCACGCGACCTTCGGAGCTTGTGCATCGGGTCATAGGCCTCAAGACCTGTCGCCTGTTGCGGGGCCTTGTCGGGCACGGGCATCGGGCCAGCGCCTGTGGGGCCTTGGTCGCCCTGCGGCGCAGCACCACGCCAGCCAGCGGGGCCACCGTCAGGGACAGGCATGGCACCGGGGCCACCCTGCATCTCAGGGGCCTGCTGGTAGTTGAAGCCGCCTGTGCCAGTAGGAGGCGGCAGAGCGTGGGGTGTCGGGCCGTTCTGAGGGCCGCCCATCGCCAGCCACGGGTTCGACTGGGGGAAGAAGTTCTTCTGCGGTTGCATCACAGGCTGGGCCGAGCCCTGCGGGACATACGCCGATCCGTTCCAGACCGAGTTGCCCTGCTGGCCGAGGGGGCCGTAGTCGATGCCACCCCCGCCCTTCGTGCCCGTGCCGTTCTGCGCGTTCGCCCACGAGTTCGAGTCCCACTGCTTGGCAGCGGGGCCGTTCATCTGCACGCCGTTCTGGTTGAGTTGAGGGGCTTGGTCAAGCTGGGCATAGCCGAGGCCACCCCCACCAATCCACGGGCTTCGTTTGATCCAGTCGTCGGGGTTGAAGGCACCACCGGGGCCATTGGGCGGGTTGATCTTCTCCCGCTGCTGGAACTGCCGAGGGTCCATCATGTACTGCTGAAGCGTCTGCTGGCCTCCGCCACCAAGCTGCCCGGGCCGCCCACCCATCCGGCCAGGGCCACCAAGACGCTGCTGCATCTTCCTCCCGAAGCCATCCCCAGGGATCGCAGCACCACCGCCTGGGCCTTCATCGAAACGGGTCTTCATGGCGATCTCCTAGTGGGCACCGAACTCGCTGATGCTATCAACGATTTCCCTGTTCAACCTACTGATTCTTCCGAACCTTCGCAAGGTGTCAGGCGTCTCCCTGCCCTTGTTCCACCCGTAGAGCGCGGCATCCGCAGCGTGGTCCTCCCCGGTGGTATCGAACTGCTCGGGGTTCGTGTTGTTGACCTGAAGCGCCGGGATCGTCCTGATGCAGTGGTAGCAATTGTCCATGAAGACCAGCCGTGCGTGTCCATTAACAACCTTGAGCGCATCTCGGAAGGATTGGATGATGCCTTCCTTGCGTTTGCCACCCGACACCTTCATGGCAGGGTTGAAGTACACGCCAGCCCGTTGGAACTCCTGGGCAATCGAGTACTCATGACCTGCCCGGGCGAACGAGTGGCTATCCAGCCACCGCTCACGGATGAACTCATGGTTCTCGCGCTCGATGTCCATGATCCTCAGGCCGATCTCATACGCCGTCTCGTTGGTGCCCTTCCAGGGTTCCTTGTCTGACAGTGCGCCATACAGTTCTCTGTATACATACACCTGTCCATGGGGCGACTGCGCGAACCACAGTATGGCGTAGGGTGCGTGGGTACCGAAGTCAGCCCCTACCCACCGCTTCCACGAGTCAGGCGGGGTGAAGTACGGCACGATGTGGACGCCAGGGTTCCATTCCGTGAAGAACGCCCCTTCCACCACATTCCAGTCGCCATACAGCAGCATCTTCCGCTGGGCATCCGGTAGCTGAAGCAGGTTCCCGACATAGTTGCCGTCCTGCATCATGTACCAGTTGTCCGTGACCTTGCCGGGGATGAACACACGGGTCCGTTCGTAGGTCACGCCGTTCACCACGAACGATTCGGTGACAGGTTTCATGGCCGAGGCCGGGTCAATGAAGCGTTTCTTGACCCACACATGGCCCACACGGCCCGGGTTGGTGGTAGCAATCCTTCGGAGCTTCACGCCAGGGTGCGGCGACCGCAGGCGGGACCACATATAGTCATAGCAGAAGCTAGTTTCCCACTGGGTAAGCTCGTCAAAGCCAATCCAGGTGAACTCCACGCCGTCATACTGGTACACATCGTCATCGGAGTCGAGATAACCAAGCCTAAGGGTCGCTCCGTTCGGGAAATACCATGTTTTGTCAGCGTTCGACCAGCACTTGATGCCATAAGCCTTCCCAAAGACCTCCTTGGTGCGCTTCAGGATGTGCTGAAAGTGGGGAAACGCCCGGCGGACGAGCAAACCATGGGCATTACCGCCATGAACGCTCATGTGCGCCGCAAAATCACCCACCAAGACATCCGTTTTGCCGCTTCCAGCCGCTCCACCGTACAAGATCTCGTCACATGGGCACGAGAGGACCAGCTTCTGGCGTGGCTGAGGCCACCAGACCACCCCTTCCGGCACGATGTGCTTGGTCGCAGACCCCTCAGGTAGCTCAAACTTCTGAACTCCGATGGCCTTGATGCTCATTCGGTGTCCTCAGTCGGCTCTTCCGGCTCTTCCTGATGCTCGGGAGCCGTCAGGATGGGTACCTCTTCCACATCCCACGACAAATCGGTTGTACGAATCACTCCAGACTCCCCCATCTCGCCGGATCGGCGCTCTTGGACCTGTCTCTGGACCTCGGCTCCCCAGTCTTCGATGCTGCCAGCCATAGTCGGTACAGCGATGATAGGAGCGTGTACCACCACATCGAGGCTTCCCTCCTTCGGCATCATCTTCACCGCAAGATTACCTGCCTCAAGAGGCTTCTCAAGCGAAACATCCGCCAGCCTAGCCATGAACATCGGGTCCACAACCATGTTCTGAACCAATGCCTTGAACGCCTTCATCCGCTTCGCAGGCGACAACTCAGCCCCACGGATCAAGTCGTACTTCAACTTCTCGTCCATCGAAGCGAACGCACGCCTCGCAAGCTCTACCCCATCCTCCGTTGGTAGATTTTCATTCGCCTTTGGAGCCACCTTGATCCAGGTACCCCAGTTCTTGGAAAGTACCGGGGGCGGTGGGTTCCTCTGCTCAGGCAGCCCCTCTCTCGGCTTCGCCTCCATCAACCTCGTCTCGCTCGGATGCCTCGGACCTCGGTTTCCCATGCCCTAACCTAACCCCCACGAGTCCCTCGTTCAACATCGATTATGTACCATTTCATACCCGCCAAAGCAAATCTTTTAATTGATTCATACTCTTAACATTCAAGCTATCATCTCCTACACTATTCTTTCTTAATAATAGATAAGAGAGGGTGGAGGCACTAACTCGCGGGATAGGGTATGGGCGGCGGTGGCGTGGCGACCACCCTCCGTGCGGAGAAGTCACTCCCCCGTACCCTACCGGGATAGGGGAGCCAGGGTGTCTGCGCCCCTCGCCGCTCCGAGCCGCTGGTCTTTTTCTCTCGGCCATGGATGTCCCCATCCATACCATCCTGGAACCCGCGCCAATGCTGGGCTTAGCTGTGGGAGCCTTCATCTTGTCTTAATTAAGACAGAATATTTTTCTAAGGGTATGGCAAAGCTATCACCGAATCCTAGGTTGGATGTTGTCGGGGAATGGTCCCCGCAATCACCCAAAGGAGCCAACATGGCTACCAAGCAGATCTCCTCTAATCCCAAAGGCCGCCTGGAAGGCCTGACCTTCCATGCGTTCGTCAAGGGCGGCAAGGCCCCCGAGTCCCTCTTCCTCAAGTACGATGCTCCCGAGGTCCAGGAAGCGCCGGAGGCCTTCCTCTCCGTGTGGGGCTCCGGCAAGAAGCCCGGGCGGATCATCCCGGCCTTGATGGCGTGGGCGATGGACACCCTGGGCGCCGTGGAAGGCCGGAAGGCCATCACGAGCGGCGGCATCGTGTCCGTCATGCAGAGGGTCGAGGCCCTGCACCCTGACACCGAGGAAGCCCTCAAGGCCTCCAATGTCCGCAAGGCCTACTCCAAACTGGACCGGGCCGCTACTTCCAGCCTCTCCGGGTCCTGGAGCCTGGCTCGCAAGACCTGCGGACTGGCTCCCGAATCGAAGGGTGGCCCCGCGCTCTCCGGTGGGATGGTTCAGTCCTGGATGAAACGGCTGGGCGAAGGCGGGTTCTCTCCCACGGTCACCCGCGAAGTGCTGGAAGGCCTCGCGGCGGCTGCGCTCAAGGCCGCTGATGGCCTCCCGAAGGCCGCCAAGGGTAAGAAGGCCGCCAAGGCCGCCAAGGCCGCCTAGCACCCTTGCCAGCCCCGGGAATCAGGCCCCGCGAGAGCGGGGCCTTTCCCTATGTCCACTCCCCTTCCATTCCCCTTGTCTTAATTAAGACACCCTCACGAGGTATCCCATGGCCCACCGAGAGACAATCATCCCGGCCGCGAAGGCCGTCTATCAGATGGTTCCATCCATCGTCCGGGATAGCCTGGACATTCCATCCAAGCTGGATCTTTGGACATCCTGCATCGTCTACGCTGAGGGTGTCTTCCAAGGATGCGGCGAAACGGCTGAAGAGTCTGCCAATGGTCCACAGGCCGGACGCTGGCTCCGCGCTCGGGCCATCATGCTTCGGACGCTGGTAGCCTCTGGCGTCAGTCCCATCCAGGCCGTCCCAATGGTAGATGGCGATCTGTACAGCGCCGCCGATGATGCGATCATGATGGAACTAAGCAAGCGCCCCATCACCGTCATCCCTCGTGTCTTCTGCCCTGAAGCCCGGCTTACCTTGTCTTAATTAAGACATGGACGCGCTACCCTTCACCCTTAAGGCCATGGCTTCCGCCGTGGCCTTTTCGCACTTCGCAGTGTGGAGTGCGTCCCTCTATATCATCGTTCATCTACTGCGATGGAGGAACAAATGAGCCTAACCCAGGCCATCAAGGCCAGGATCGCCCATGAACTGTCCGAACCGATCCAGGACACGCCCGAATGGCTCCAACATCAGCTGGACATCCTCCGGGTGGAGGCGCTCCGGGAGGATGCCCGAAGGCGGGACTTCACCCGCTGGGAATTGAAGGTACTGGATTCCAGGATTAGTACCTCTTTTCTCCCCTATTGACATTCGGTGTTATGCTGTGGTATCATTAAACAATGACGGCACAGGGCTTGAGCCGCTCATGTCTTAATTAAGACATTGAGGAATCAGGACCAAACCACACCCTGGCGGCATGGAGCCGCCTAATCCTTTGGAGGTCTTCAATGACCCTCTCCCACATCTACGCCGTCCTCACGACAGCGACCCTCACTCCCACCGAGATGGAGCTAACACCCGCTCCCATGGAGGACGGAGCCCTCAACCCGGTGCCCAAGGAGATCCGGGCTTCCATGAGCGGCATGGGCATCGCCGCCCTGCGGAACCTCGCCTCGTACTACCTGGGCAAGAGCCCCCGGTGGAGCAAGATGACGAAGCCGGAGGTCATCGCTGCCATGGAGGCTGGCATGATCCCGCCCATGGCCCCGGCGGCTCCCGTCATCATGGCGGCCCCTACGGCTGCTGCTCCGATCTGGACCACTGGCCCCGCTGTGGGCGAGAACCAGGGCTACTCGGTGGACGCTGACGGCAACGCTCTCCCGCCCGTCCTGGGGGATGGGCTGGATGAGTTCTTCACCGGGCTCTGGCAGCCTGGGCCGCCCAAGAGCAACCTGAGCGCCGCTCAAGTTGTAGAGGCCCGGCGTCACATCTGGGACGCTGGAGCCATCGACCTGATCGCTGCGACCTGGGGTGCCCAGGGCCATCTCGGCGGCCTGAAGCCGATGGTGCTGACGGGGGAGGCTGGGGACGGCAAGTCTGCCTCCTGGCGATCCTTCGCTTGGCGGACGAACCGCCAGTACATGAGGGTCAGCCTGGGCCTGGGGACGAACCAAGCCGACCTCATTGGTCGGTGGATAGTCAAAGATGGGGAACTCTTCTGGGTGGATGGGGTCTTCCCCAAGGCCGCCAAGGCTGGGGCTCTCCTCAACCTGGAGGAGATCGACAGTGCCAACGATGGCATCCTCGCCAGCGTCTATTCGGCCCTGGAGCCCACGGGTGACCTTCTTCTCAAGGAGAAGGATGGGGAGGTTCTCCGCCCGGCCCCTGGCTTCTGGCCCCTGGCGACTGCCAACAGCTTCGGCTCCGGCGATGAGTCGGGGCGCTACACTCACTCCCAGACGATGAGCGGCGCGCTGCGCTCCCGGTTCTGGGGGCACAAGCTGACCCGTCCCTCGCAGCACACCCTCCACCGCATCCTGAGCAACTGGGGATGCCCGGAAACCGTGGCCGATCATGTCTCCAAGGCCATGGAAGGGCTCCGGTCCCTCGTCAAGGATGGTGCCATCCAGTCCACTGGCTTCGGCACCCGTGAAGCCATCGGCTGGGCTCTGGCCTCCATGGCTCTGGGGGACTACAAGAAGGGCTTCATGGTGGAGTGCGGAACCAGCCTCAGCGAGGGTGAGTTCACCATCGCGTGGGAGACGGCTTCGCGCTTCGTGTCGCAGGAACAACTCAAGCTGGCCCTGGCGGCCACGAAGAAGGGCGGTGTCGCATGAGCGAGATCAAAACCAAGCGGTACGGTGGAGGCCTGGACGCCTTCCAGGCTGTGGCTGTTGGCCGCGCCATCACCCGGGACCGGATCGCCGGGATGATCCCCGGGGAAGAGGGCTCTCAGAAGGCCAGCCTGGGGATCGATGATGGGGGACGGGCCATGCTCTGCCTCCCCGCTGACGAGGATCTGCCCCCGGGCTGTGGGATCGAGGTCGCCAAGGGGCTCATGGACCACGAACTGGCCCATGGGCGGTACACCCGGAACTCCACCATCAGGAACCTGCTGAAGGTTTCACCGGAAGGCGGAGCCCTCGTGAACATCATGGAGGACGCCCGGGTGGAGGCCTCCATGAAGGCCGATCTCCCCGGCACCCATGACACTATCGCCGCTCTGAACCGCTACGGCGGCCAGAAGGTCATCAAGGCCATGCAGGACTATCAGGCCAAAGGCGGAGTCATCTCCGACTTCGGGCGGCTGTCCACAGCCCTGGCCCTGGTGCATACCGCGCCGGAGCATATCGGTGAAGCCCTGGGCGACAACCCCAAGCTGCGGGAGTTCTTCGACCACATCAAGCCGTTCGTGGACAAGGCGACCAAGGCTGCCGACAGCACTCAGGTCGAGCGACTGGCCCGGAAAGCCTGTGAAACGCTTGGCCTGGGCTGGCTCAAGGACGAAGAGCCCCCGCCCCCGCCTGAACCTCGTGGGGGTGGCGGCAAGAAGGGCGAAGGTGACGGCAAGGACAAGGACAAGGGCGAAGGCGACAGCGACAAGGAAGACCCTGAAGCTGAAGCTGAGGGAGGCGGAGAAGGCGAAGGCGAACCGTCCGGTGACGAGGCTGGCGAAGAAGGGATCAAAGGTTATGACCCCGGCGGCGGGGCGGATACCTTCAGCCCGTCAAAACTCACCGAGGAAGCCCTCAAGGACGCTTTCGCCAAGTCTGAGAAGGAAGCCAAGCTGGAACTTGCCAAGGCTTCGCTTGAAGCCAAGGCATCCAGCCTCTATGAGCCCATCTACAAGATCGCGCCCTCTTCCGGGAGGCACGACAAGGAGTACACCATCGGCCTTCGGGACTCCCACCGTGGCGAATACAAGGACCTGACCGACAAGACCCTGCCTGTGGTCGCTGGGCTGAGGGCTTCCCTCAGGACGGCCCTGCTGGCGAAGACCCGGGACAAGATCATCCGGTCCCAGGAAGAGGGCGACATCGATGAGGGTATGCTGTATGCCCTGGCGACCAAGACCTCAGATCGTGTCTTTGCTAAGACAGTCCATGGCATCAAGACCAGCACCATCGTCACGCTGCTGGTGGACTGCTCTGGGTCCATGCACGGTAGCTCCATGGACAGGGCGACATTGGCTGCCACCGCATTGGCTGAGTCCCTCTATGGGATCAGGGGCGTGGACTTCGAGGTTCTGGGGTTCACGACAGGCAGCTACCACGATGGCACCACTCGGTCAGCCTCCTCGAAAGCGGTAGACCCTTCAGAGTGGTTCAAGCGCATGAAGGAGATGACAGACCGGGCTGAGGCTGAAGCTCTCGCTGATCCCGAGAAGATGGCGGAACACCTGTCCCCAGAGGCACTCACTTCCCTTGGGGTGGAGGGGACTTGGCACCGCACCGAGTCTCTCCTGCACATTGTCGCCGTCCCCTTCGGAACGAAGGACAAGCGGGAGTTGGCGTGCATCGCGGGGCTCTACGCTTCCTCGAATAACCATGATGGCGAGGCCGTCCGCTGGGCGGCCCGTAGGTCGCTGGAGAGGAAGGCTGACAGGCGCATCCTCATCGTCATCAGCGATGGATACCCCGCTGGTTCCTATGACAAGTCGGACTCCGGCAGGATGAGCGGTGTCGTGCCCAAGTGGTACAAATCGGAAAGGGAGAGGAGCTACGAGAAGTTCGGCGATATGGGTCGTGGGACACAGCCCAACTATGTGGACCTGAAGTCCGCCATCAAGGTGGCCCGCGATCATGGAGTCGAAGTCTACGGCATCGGCATCACGGGTGCTACCAGCGCGATCTATGAGTTCTACGGGGAGAAGAACGCGGTCGGCTTGACTGACAGCCGCGATCTCCCATCATGCTTGGTGGGGGAACTCAAGACCCTCTTAATCACTGGAGGCAGTCATGCCACGCGGGGACGGTAGGGCCAACGGAAGCATCCTCTATGTCAGACCCAAGGTGCTTCGGCGAAGGGCCAGTCTGGCCTACTCCGCCAAGATCCTCCTCCGCACGGAGCGGGGCGTGAACTTCACGCTCTACGGGGAGCCGATGTCCCTGTCCGGTGACCCGGAGCTTGACCGTAGGCTGGAGGAGACGAGGCTCCAGGCAATCGAAGCGTGCAACGACTACATCATCACCCTCAAGGAAGCGCGGGAAATGCCTTCCGAAGAGGACGAGTCTTAATTAAGACACTCCCGCCAAGCGAGGTAGCATGACGCTCCCGAAGTGGCTGTCCAAACTGTCTGTCTCTTTCCGATGGAACAACCTGGACACAGGCCGCTCCGTGAGCGTCAGCCTCGCATCTCTGAAAGCACTCTTCAACCTGGGCACGAAGACGCTGAAGCGTCAGCCCCCTCCCACAGGAGAACACCATGAGCAATAACATCACCCTCTCCAAGGAAGACATCACCCTCACCATCGACATGAAAGACCCGGACGGCCTGGGTGCCGTGGTCCTCAAGGCCAGCGAACTGCTGATCCAGCGTACCGCTGAACAGAACAGGGCCTGGTACTGGGGCCGGGTCATCATCCCCATCGGGGTGGCCGCGCTCACGACCATCCTCATCGCCATCGTCATGAAGGCTGGCTGGGTGGTGTACCTCGCGCCGACCTTGGCCTTGGTCGCTTGTGCCTACACCCTCAACCGCATGGTCCACCGTCACGCTCATTCCGCTGGCGAGACGGGTGCGCTGATGGAGAGCGTGAAAGAAGCCCTCGACAACTACAAGGTTGGCTTCCTGCTCAACCGCTTCCACCAGTACCGCGAAGAGACTGGCTTGCCGATTGGCCCGTCCATGTTCATGAATATGCTGCTCAGGGCTGACATCGATAGGGACATGGCGGGAAAGGCCAGCCATCTTCTCGGCAGCTTCATCTGGCCCGAGGCTGACCACAACGGTTTCAAGATGGCGATGCTGGAGGGCGAAGAGACGAAGGCCTACGCCGAGAAGCATGGGGTTGATGACCTCGCCTCCAAGACCCACGACATCATCCTGTCCTGCAACTCCGCCTTCAACGCGGATCTGCTGGCTCTGTCCTCCGCCAGAGAAGCCATCAGCGCCCAGTACCCTGACAAGTACTGGATCAAGCTCCTGATTGACGGCCCTATCCCTGCCCCTGATGGCAAGGATCTCTCCGAGTACAAGGAACTTCACGACAAGTTCAGGGCTATCTCCATCTCGCTGAACTAGGGGAGTCGGTGTGACAACCCTCCCCGCCAAGCAAGTCTATGCCCTGCTCAGGACGGCGGCTGCCTTCTCGCGGAGCGCCGAAGGGAAGAGGCTTCTGGCTGAGGTACCTTCCGAGTTGGTGTCTGAAGTGAACCACTTCATGCGCCAACCCGGAAGTGACCTTGCGATCCTTGCCCTGTGTTCGGTAGCCCTGAACTCAAGGCCTTTCCTAACACCGAATGGCGAGAGTCACCCACCCCTGCCTTTCCTTGATGCCATCCCTGACGGACCCCCTCCCCTTCTATTAGATAAAGTATCATCTTCTAATAGTGAGACTCTTAATACCCATACTTCTAATGGTCTTTGCTTAAAGCCAATGCTTTCTGGTGATTCAAAAGCACATGGTATTCTTTTGGGTAAGAGAGAAAGATCAAGGTCAAAAGAAACAAGTACCTTTTACAGTGAGGGTGAGGACCAACAGGCGACCATGATGGCGCTGCTCTCAAGCCGGGACTCGGTGTATGCCATGTCCCCGAACACAATCCTGGGCGAGGCGGCTTCCAGGTTCTGGAAGATCGCCAACCTCTGGCCCGTAGCCAAGAGGCCCATGATCCGCCGGGCCTCCCTGCTGTACCGCTCCTTCGTGGAGGAGCAGCAAGATGAAGTCAAGATACTCAGGACTGCCGCTGAGTATGTCGAGGAGACGGACCCAAAGTACCTCAAGCGGTTCGACCTCTGGCTAGAACAACAGCCTTGGCAGGGCTAGAAGGCCCCTAGAAGGGGCGGAAAGGGTTTGCCATGACCGATGACCTTGATGACCCGCCGGGAGGCGTTCTAGGCCCCATTGCGCCCAAGAAACGCTGGGCTGTGACCCGGGTGAAGGCACCCCTCAGGAAAGAGTGGAACGCTAACCCGATCTTCAAGGGGCAGGATAGCTGGTGCCCGAAGTGCGAACTCTGTGGGTACCGGGACTACCCGATCAACATGATGGATGGGCTGTGCTTTTCGTGCCACCTACACACGACCAACCCTGAGGAGTACGCTGCCTTCTGGGCTGGCTTCGATGCTGGCCGTGACCCCGACAAGGCGAAGAAGGAACGGATCAACAAGCTGGACTTTGACTAGGAGACAGCGATGAGCAGACACGGATGGTCCGGCTTCTCGGAGGACGAGATCGAGGACATGGCTGGGCTGTGCCGGATCGACAAGAACGCAGAGAACGATGAGCCCGAGGAAGAAGATGTCTTAATTAAGACAACTGGGGAGGAGGGCGAGGAATGATCTGGGAACACGGGAACCCTGGCTCTGCCCAGGCGTGCAAGAAGGGGTGTCGGTGCCCCGTCTCGGACAACGGACACGGGAGAGGAATCGTTGGCGGATACGGGGGGACCGAGAAGGAACCCGCCTTCTGGATCAACGCTTCCTGCCCACTCCACGGCACGGTGTTCAAGGACAAACACAAGGGGAAGCCCGATGAAAAAGGCTGACCTAAAGAAACTTTCCGCTGAGTTAAAGCGGCGGAACATCAAGCTCTTCGTGGAAGGCGAGTACCTCTGCGCGGTAGGCCAGCGCATGGACTTGTACTCCATGGTTTCCAAGCTGTCGGACAATGCCCGGCAGATCGCTGATACAATCACTTCTTCAGCCCCCGAGAGAGGAGGTTCTGGGCTATCCGTGATCGGTAAGGATCACATTTACATCACTATCAAATAGTCTTTGAGGAGACGCCATGGAAATGGTACATAGCAAGACGGCAGTAGAAACACTGGGAGAGGTACACATCCTCACCCCTGAAACCCTGATGAAGGTAGCCCTGACTGGCGAGATGAATGGCCTGAGTCAGAGCCAACTCATGCAGGTGTACCTGGAGAAGTGCTACCGCGTGGGGCTGGACCCTGCCACCTATCCGTTCCAGCTTCTGGAACTGAACAGCAAGCTGATCTGGTACGCGACCAAGGCCTGTGCCCATGGGCTCACCAAGAAGCACGGCCTGTCTGTCACCTGCATCACGCAGGACATCAAGGAAGATGGAGCGGTGGTGATGTACCGCTGCTCCGGCCCTGGCATTGGCGGAGAGATGCGGGACTGCGATGACATCGGCGTGGTGGATCTCACCGGGCTGAAGGGGGAGCGCCGCTCCAACGCGATCATGAAAGCCCACACGAAGGCCAAGCGCAGGGCTGTCCTGTCCTGGTCTGGGCTGGGCGAGAGTGACGAGGAGGAGCTTGCGTCTATCCCGGGTGCCAAGGTCGTGCCCTTCACGACCACCGAACCTGTCGAACTGTCCGGCATGGCCCGGGCCAAGGTCGAGGAGATGCTGGAGATGATGAGGTCCATGTACCTCTCGGCCAGTGTGGACGCTGCCTACGACAGGCTGAAGCTGAAGCTGGCTGCTGCCTCTACCTCGGGTGAGTGCGATGAGATCGTGGACGAAGCCTACGGTGCAGTGAAGGTGGCCTGGGATAAGAAGCACCCGCCTCCGGCAGCCCTGCCTGAACCCCACAAGCTGGACTACCCTGGGGTCCAGGCCGCCCTCCAGGCCATAGCTCTCAACACGCTCGAACCCACGGACAACGAGTTCCAGTCCCTGCTCGAACGGGTGTATGACGAGATGTACCGCCCTGCTGTCGAGCGTACCACCGGACCCAGGCACGAAGCCCACTGGCAAGCATCCCGCCGCAAGCACACGACCGTCTCCGCGAAGGGCTACAAGTTCTGCATCCTGCGCTTGGCTGAAGAAGCTGAGCGGCTCAACGCTGAGGGCACCCCTGCCCCGGACGGAGGTTCCACCGATGACTAGCGTGTACAACCGATATGCCTGTCACACCATCCCGCAAGGGACTGCTGACTGGCACAGGCAGCGTGACCTTTGCCACTCTGCCAGCGAAGTTGCTGCCATGGTCGGAGCCTCCAGGTGGGAAACCCCCCAGCGGTACCTGGAGAAGATGAAGATCGCTGCGATGGCCCACCTCGCAGGGCGCGAAACCCCTGGCGCTGCGCGTGCTGCGCGTGAGTCCGCCATGGCACCCGACCCCAAGAACATGAAGCTGCGGCTCGGCCACCACATGGAAGAGTTCATGCTCAAGGAATACGCCATCCAGAACGGCAGCAAGCGGGACATCAACATCATCTACCCTGGCGGCCTGTACATGGCGGTTATTAACCCCGCCGTCTACCTGCCGTCCCCGCCTCCTCCTACTGGCGGGAAACTGATGGCTAGTCTGGATGCGCTGAACTTCGACAGCATCCGCAACCTCCACGCAGCCTACCCGCCCGAGGCAGTCAACACCGAGGACGGGTACTGCATGGTCCCAGCCTTGTCGATGAACCCGCACGAGGGCGGCCACTCGACTTCGATTGAACCTGCAACGATGGCCGCGCCCAAAGGGGCATGGTGTACCTACGGTCCCAAGACGGATGCCTTCATGACCTTCCACTGCCGGGTGATCGAGTGCAAAGTTGTCGATCCCAAGTACTTCAAGGGCGAACCCCTGGAGGAACACCTGTGGCAGGTCGAGGCCCAGATGCTGGCGACTGGGACCAAGAAGGCAACCCTGCTCTACATGGTGGGGACCAAGCTGCACACCTTTGACCTCGATGCCGATCCCGTGAAAGCCCAGTTCATCCTGGAAACCATCGAGTACATGGATCACTTGATACTCCACGACCGCAAGTACGACCCTGCTGAGGCACCCCGTCTTGTCGGTGGTAGCCCATCCGTCAGCGTGCCTCAGACCAAGGGCGACATCGTGGAGGCTACGCTGATCGACTCCATCCTGCTCCTGGATGGGGCGAAGGACGAGATCGACAAGCAGATCGATGAACTGAAGGACGATCTGAAGCGGACTCTTCGGGATCAGTTGCCCGATGGTGAAACCAAGATTGAGTGCCACCCTGAGGACGCGAATGGCTATGCGTCCTTGGCGATGGTGGCACCTGCCCCCAAGCCCAACCTTGAACGCGCCCTCGAACTGGCAGTCGGCGAAGACAAGGCTGCCTACGATGCCTTCGTCATTGCGGCTGGCACCATCACCCCCAAGCCTTACGAGCGTCTCCTCGTGAAGCCGAACGCGACCTCGCCAGTGGAGAAAGAAGCCACGAAGATCAAGCGGACACCGAAGAAGAAGATGCCCACGACCTGGGGTCCAGTCTCCTCTGTCCCAGAGTTGAGCCCAGAAGTGAGGGCTAAAGTGAAGGCTGAAATCTTTCGTCAGTACCAAGAATCCTCCGGCAGCGCGACAGCCGAACGCTGGCGCGAGATTGCGAAGGGGGTGAAGGGTGAGTGACGCGCTCCCCTGTGAAGGGATCAAGATCAGCCGTTTCGATGGCATGAACGGGACCGAGGCGAAGTACGCCCAGTGGCTAGACCACGACAGCACCGTGTATCGGTGGTGGTTCAACCCCTTCGGGATGCGCCTCGCCAGGGCTACCCACTACCACCCTGACTTCCTCATCCAGAGGACCGATGGCTTGCTCGAACTCCACGAGGTCAAGGGGTTCTGGCGGGACGATGCCAGGGTGAAGGTGAAGATCGCCGCTGAGATGTACCCATTCCCCATCTCTATCGTGACCTACTCCAAAAAGGAGGGCTTCCATGTCGAACCCGTCTAGCCCCCCTGATCCGCTGCCGCTCTCTGAGAAGCTCACCCCCATCAAGTTCTACATCACCCCTCCTGAAAAGGATCTGGAGGGCAAGCTCTTACCTACCTGGAAGATCGGATTCTCTTACGAAGTCAACCTCAAGAAGTGGGGGTTTGTTGTGTATGCCCCCGGCACATGGTCCCAAGAGCAGGTGGTATCATATGCCCTAGAGTGGCAGAGGATGATCCTTAGCCACATGGAGAAACAATGACATGGGACGCCAAAAACTTAGTGATGGATACACTGCTCGGCAAAGGTACATCCTACGCCACCGGGTTCTTGGACGGTGTATCGACTGCCCTTGCAGTCTTGAAGAAGACGAACGGGCAGCCGGACACGCTCGATGCTCTCGTTGCCGGGAGCGTAGACGAGGACGCTACAAGCAAGAAGTCGATACAGCAAAGGCTCTCATCGCAGCCCTCAGCGGTGGAAAGGAAGGGGGGTAAGTACTACCACCGCTTAGCGCCATCCGATATGCCTTCTGTCGGGGCACGCTATGCCACCATCTGGAGGAAGCACCTGCTTGAAACTGGGCGGAACCCCGACAACATCGTGCTGATGCAGTGGGTGCTGAGCTTCGTAGACAGGGGGGACTACCTGACCTCCCATGAGCTAGTCCGTGCATACCGCACCATGCGTGCTGTCGGGGCCTCGCAGCCACCCGATGAAGTCATCGAGGTCGCAGACAGCATGGACTTTGTGCGGCTCCAGGCCGGGTTCTACTCGGCACTGAAGTTCATGGAGCGAGAAGGCTGGGCCATCCGTGAGCCCGTCATGGAACACGCACGGAGCTACGAAACCGAAACGCAGAACACAGGCGGGAGGTACTGCTTCCTCTTCAGAGTCACCGACCTGCCCATCTTCCCGAGGAAACCCCATGCTTGATGAAACCCTTGAACCCACCGTTGTCCTGCCCGGCAAGGTTGTCCGTGGTGCCACCTACATCGGCACCGTCACGAAACAGGCCACCAAGATGGGAACCACCACGGGTGGCACCCACTACATGAACTTCTCCATCACCATCCCCCATGTGGAGAAGGGGGAGAACGGCTACCAGAAGCCCTTCTACATGGGCATCACCCTCTACTCGAAGGAGATCGATGGCTTCCGCTGCCGCCCTGGAGCGCACGATGTGGTCATGGTGTCCGGCCTTCGGACCCGGGCCAATGTCGGCAAGAACGGCATCGCCTATGTCGAAGGCGTAGGCTGGGGCGACCACATCGACATCATCAGCAAGAAGGGCGAGAAAGCCACCGGGGTTGGAGGCTTGCCTGTATCTTCGCCCGTTCCGCGCAGGTCCGCTGCCGAGGAGGATGACATCCCATTCTGAGTGTCTTAATTAAGACAATGAAAAGGCCCCGTGAGGGGCCTTTTCTTTTGTCTGCCTACGCCAAGGCGCAGGTCAAGACAAAGTGCCAGCCGTCCGTGTTCGCGCTACGCACGACACGGATTGCGTTGATACCACTCAGGTCTTCGAGACGGATCACGACAAGAGCGGAGTCAGCGATGGCAGTGGGGGAACCGAGGAGCGGCAAGGCTGCTGACGCAGCGTTCCGAACAAGGGAGAAGTCGGCCCAAGTGGTGCCCTGGTCCTTGGACACCTGCACCTTGAAGGTAGTCGTTCCAGGGCCAGCGCCGTAGATCTTGCCGGAGATGAAGATGTCCGACACGAGGCTCTTCATGGAATGGAGAGGGCCTCCCCTGGTACCAGAGACACCATCGCTGGCACCGCACACATCAACCCGACCGTAGCGGTAGGAAGAAGTGATGACGCCCGTAGTGGTGCCGCCGCCGTTGGAATCCCACAGGACGCTATTCACGGAGCCACTGATGGCTGCGTCAATAGCCTCAACGAACATACGGGGAGGCACAACGGGAGCGTTCTTGGGGTGCTTGGAATGGCGGGGCGCGATGTTCGGGTAGGTCATGGCTTCTCCTATGTGGTACGAAGGGTGAGATTGCAGACAACTGCTTCAGTGGTCCCAGTCTTCACCAGACGCAAGCCCGTGCAGGGCGGGAGAGGGTTGTACAGGTACACACCAGCGAGATTGCTGGAGGCCCCAGCCAGGGCACCAGTCGTAGCGACCGTGGGGCGGATGGCAGCGGTCCAGGTCTTGCCCCTGTTCAAGGAGATCTGAAGGCCGACCGTATCAGAAGAGTTCCCGGTGACTTCGAGGGCTGCACACGCGAACCCTGACGGGTCAATGCCATACACCGCGCCCGTAGCAGCAGTGACATCGGTGACTCCGGCTGCCACCGAGAAGGATGCAGACCGTGTGACGCAGAGTTCGGGGTTCATCTAGCTCACCTTCGGGGGGGCAGTGCGGTCGATCAGACCGAGGGTGGCGAGAAGGGCAGCCGCAATCGTCAGCAGCTTGGCCGCGAAGGCGACAACATTCTTGTCCATCTTGTAGACGCCGTAGGCTTCGATTGCCTGTTGACCAGCCAGGATGAGGGCACCCCACCAAGTCTTGGAGCCGAACAGGTTCCCGATGCTGATGTTCTTGAAAAAGTTCATACCGCCTCCGTGTTGTTAGGATAAGTCAGGCTGGAGGAAATCTCCAGGCCCGGAAGAGCCAGCCAGTTAAGAAGACATTCTGAGTCGGGTCTTTCTCCGCGATAGCCCGGTACTTGTTCTCACAGATCTGCCCGAGGATGGACAGCATGGGCTCTTCGGGGATGGTATTCAAAACAGCGAGGGTCTTAGGCCCGAAAGACCCGTCTGTTTTTAGTGGAGTAGTTGCCTCGGCTGAGCCGTTTAACTCCTCTTGAACCCACTTAATAACACGGGCAGGGCCGAACTGGATCGACATATCGAACAGCTTCCGCGCCACCCTTCGGCTCTTCACCCCATCGCAGAACCAGTAGTCCTTCCTGAGGATGTCCTTCGCAGTCTCAAGCGGCAGGTCTTTCATCTCGCCCATGTACCCATGCCTCCGTGCCGTGGCTTGGGTGACACCATACTTGGTCGGTCCGCCCTTGTCTCTAGGGTGGTGGACATACCCTCCCTCGTTCCGAAGGATGTAGTGCCACACGGGGTCATCGTATGGGAGTTCAGTCTTCACGGCTTCCTCCATGGTGAGCATCAGGTACCAAACTTCTTTCTCATGCTGTTCAGGTTGGCCTTGTTCTTCCCACTGGCCGAGCCGCTGCCGCCCATGGAGTCAATCTTCCGGTTGAGCTTGCTGTTGTCCAGGCGGAACTCACTCTCCCCGCCGACAACCTTGAGGTACTCATTGAAGTCCTTGGCCTTCTCGGCGAACAGCTTCCGCTGCTCAGCCATGTCCTTCTTGATGGACTCGCGCTCCTTCGGGCTGGCCGTCTTGGCTTCATCTGCAAGCTCAGCGAGATGCTCACCGAAGTCCTTGAGGATGGAGTCACGAGCGTCCTTGAGGTTCCCCCGTAGCTCAGCGATCTTGTACTCACGAGTCTCTGCGGTGGTAGAAACACCGAAGGCCTTGAGCCCACGCTGGATGGGGGTGTACGGGATCTTCTCCCCGTTGGCCCGGAACTTACCCTCCACGGAACGGGCGATGGCCTTGGCGAAGTCAGGCATGGTGTTCTTGTAGTCCTTGCCAGCCTGACCCGTGATGCCCTCGGCCATGTCGGTCACGGTCCCACCGAAGGCCCCGCCCACCACGCTGAGCGCAGCTTCGGGGATAGACGCATTGGGCTTGATGAAGAAGAAGTCGGACATATTGAAGCTGGAGCCGATGTCTAGCCCGATGATGTTGAAGCTACCATCAAAGACAGCACGCCCCATCCGCTCCCCCAGGTGGTGCATAAGGAATCGCCGTGCCGTCTCCTCCCAGTCATCCCACTCATCGCCCAGCATCTTCGACAAGCCGTAGCCCAGGACGCTCATGGTGACGCCCAGGTAGGCCGAGCCCTTGAGCCCAGCCAGCGCAGCCGTCACAGCCCAGCCCTGAACGACAGGGGTGAAAGCCTCGATGGTCGCTTGCTTCTTGCTCATGCCACCCTTCATGAGTTCCTCACGGGCCTTGGAGGCAGCCGTCAGGAACGCAGCAGCGTAGTCGATCTGGAAGCTCTTGAACTGGAGAGCAGGGCCGAGCAGGGTAGCCGTGGGCATACGCTCGACTCCAGCCCTTGAGGACCGACCTTGCTGGTTGTGGACGCGATCAACCTGCTCCTCGGAACGCTTGGTGGAAAGCTCCCAGTTTCCGATGGTGCTGGGGTCAACCTTGCCGTCCGAGTGGCCGGAAGTGTAGCTGAGCAGGAAGTCGGTGATGAATGTCCTGCGCCTGTTGGCCGACTCCATCGGGCTGGACAGGGCAGACGAGTACCCTACCACCTTGCGGTAGGCTGCCTCCGCCTTGCCCGTCACGAAGCGGTTGTCCACCAGAGCATCAACGACATCCTCAACAAGCTGGTTGTCGAAGGTGCCCTGCGACTCAGCGAGAGCAATAGCCTGTTCCAGGGCTGCGATCACCTTGGCCGGGGTGCCCAGCTTGTGGGTGTTCACGACCTTCGTGACCATCTCGACTCCAGCCTTGGAGAGCTTGCCGTGCCCATCCAGCATGGTGGCGTGGTGCCCCTTCAGGTTGGAGGCGAAGTCACCCCACAACTGGCGGTAGGCCAGCTTCCCTGCGGTGTCATGAATGTCAGCCAGTGTCTTCTTCGAGATCGTCCCGTCCTTGACCGACTCCATGTAGAGCAGCTTGAACAGGGGCCACTCCTGCGAGTACCGCTGAAGGTGCTGCTGGGGGATCGAGTAGAGGAACTTCAAGCCAAGGCGCATGACAACCGTGAACCCCTTGGCCCAGGTCACAGCCGTCTCGGTCACAGAGGGCGGGGTCACGAGGTAGTTCCAGTACTCCCTGGCAACCTTCGGGATGTTGGTGCCAGCGGCCTCGCTGTTGACTTGGGTTAGAGCCTCGCTGATGTCGCCGTAGTGTTCGCGCATGGCGACCTCACGGGCCAGCGACCGGGCGTAGTGGGAGTCCACCATCGCGCCCTGGTTGCTCATGCCGTTCACGCCCGTCCGATGCTTCAACCTGCCAGCGAAGGCGTGGTGAGCAGCCGACTGGGCGTGGTTGGCGAGGTAAGAAGCCACTTCATCCTGGACCATGCCGGGGAAAGCGGTGGCGATGAAGTCGTTCCTGGAAGCCTCGTCAGGGAACACGGTGTCCACGACAGCAGCGATGGAGTCCAGGAAGTCGGCATCGTACCCGCTGAAGTTGCTGGCCGCCTTGCCCAGGTAGGTCGCGCTCTCACGGTTGGCCTTGGCGACAGGCTCGACAGTCACGCGCCCCTTGAGCGCAGACTTTCCGTCCCAAGCAAGCTCCTTCTGGACCCGCTCATGGACTGCGTTCTTCATGTCCGACTCGGTGACGCCAGTGACATAGCCGAGGCTACGGGTCACACTGGTCCCGTCAGCAGCCTTCTCGGTGTACAGCACCTTCGACACGGCAGCCGGGTTCTTGGAGCTAAGCTCACCCACGGGGATCTTCTCGGACTTGGCGAGGAGAGCCACCTGATCCCGAAAGTCGGCATCGTTGTAGTAGCGGATGACACCGACAGGTTCAGCTACCCCGGCCCGGAAGATATGGGCCTCGTGGTCGCCGAAGCGGATGAAGGGGACATAGCCCTTGTTCTCGTTCAGCTTCGCCTTGAGCTTCTTGAAGGCTTCACGGGCAGCCTTGATAGCCTTGGACTTGGCGGCATCAGACATGGAGGACCGTTCGACCACGGAAGAAACTGTCTTAATTAAGACATTCTCTGCCACATCGGACAGCTTGCCCTTGGCCTCCTCGTAGTACCGGAGCCGCTCCTTGTAGTGTTCGATCATCTGATCGTTCCACTTCATCTTGTCCTTGAGCGCCTTCAGGCCAGCAGGTGTGTTGAAGCTGACGCCAGTGCCGATCACATCCCCGGCTGCGTTCTTGATCTCGAACTTAGACCAAGCGTTCATTGCCACCGAAATGGCAGCTTGCTCACGGTTGGTGAGCGCAGACCAAGACCGGGCGAGGTTGGCCTCTTCGCCAACCACTTGACGGGTCTTAGCCATCCAGTCCCGGGTGGCGCGGTTCAGCTTCGCCAGCGCAGGGTAGCGCCGAGAGTAGGCATCCACGAACCTGGGCCACTTCATGAGCCACTCAGCCGCACGAGCGTAGCCCTTCTTGTCGGACGGAGCGGCGACTGAATCCACAAGGGACAGGGCTTCGCCGAAGCTACGCTCCCCACCCGTAGTGGTGTACTTCTGGCGGAGTGCATCGATGAGGCTTCCGACCGTCCGGTGTGCGCCACCCTGGAAGAGAACCCTATCAGACGGGCCGACCGAAGGCTTCGCCCCGGCATGGACCTCGCCAGCGAAGTTCTTCCCAGGGGTGAGCGTGTTGGCAAGCACCCGCACCACACTGGGGTTGAGCCCACGGATGGGCTTGCCCTTCAGGTAGGCGTAGACCTCAGACAGCCACTGCTTGTACTTCTCGAAGACTTTGGTGAGTGTAGGCACAGGAGCCTTGCCGCGCCGGAAGAACTCCTCGGCAGCCTCGGCGAAGTACTCAGCCCTCTGGGTCTGATCCATCGTCTCGCCCGTGCGCTTCTCCTCCTGGGCGATAGCCTTATCGAGAAGCTCCCGGTTGGCCGGGGAGAGCTTCGTCTCGAAGAAGTGCCACAGTTCGTGGAGGATCGTGCTTGGGTCAGCGTGTTCAGTGAGGTAGATGACAGCCTTCTTGCTGTCCTCATCGAACGCGATGGCACCACGGACTACTTCTCCCGTTCGCTGAGCATCAAGCGTTCCGCTTCCTCGTGATCCATCCCGGTCAGCAGCCGAGTGTTCATCAGTTCGAGTTCCTTCTGCCTCTGTTCTGCTAGAGCGTGAAGTTTCTCCATCCGCTCCTTTCTGGAAGAGGAAGGCGCTTCTTTCGATTGCCCTCGTTTCAGCAATGTCTCGAATGTTTCGGACTTCTCGTTTGGCATCGGCTTCATCGTATCCCCTTGCGATGTAGTAGTCGTGGAGGTTTTGGAGGATCTCATCGGCCCTGCCGTCTTCCCCGTGGAAGAAATAATCTACTACGGTGTCGGTGAACGCAGGCAGGTCGATACTGTTGGTGTCATCGGCTTCCTGACCCTTCGGCATGGTGCCGCCGAACATCTTGTAGAGCGCCCACTCGTCAACGGCAACAAGGTCTTTATTGATGATCGACTCGATAGGCGTAGACACATAGACAATCGGAGTCCCGCCCCTTACGAGGACTCGCTGGTGGTGGCTCTCTTCACTTAAAACGGAAACAGACCCACGGAACTTCATTCTTGAAGCCACAGCGGGGACACCGCCAACAACCATGCCCCAGACTTCCCCATCTGCTAAAAGCGGGGTGTCTCTCACAGCAGCGGCGACTCCCGTGGAGAGACGCGACCTGCTGAGGCCCGTACCATCAGACTTGCCAGCCTTCCCGGCGAAGTTCCTAGTCATCCCAACATAAATATTCCCAGAGTCATGGTCCACCAAGAGGTTGGTGTACCCGGCCCCATCTGGTGAAAGGATTTGATAAAGCAGACCACGACCCTTGCTGTCGTTCCAAACGCTTACTGTTTCACCTGTCGAGCGGAGCTTGTGGACACTATCAGGGGCTTTCCGGTTCTCTCCGTAGCCTTTGTTCATAACAGAGGAATCAAAGCCGGGGACATTAATATGTACTTCGTACTGGGCGGCATGATGGATTTTGTCGAACACGGACATCAAGGCATCGCCAGCAGCGGTGCTTTCGTGGTGGTACTCGTGCTTAACCTTGTCCCTGAGAACGGCGTGGGCGCGTGGTCCAGACTGCTTGAGGATGCGCTTCTTCTTCTTCGCTGGGGTGGGTGGCTCAGCCTTCGCGGCAGGCTTCGCCCAAGGGGCCTGGGCCAGGATGTTGGCCCCAACGCGCTTCTCTTTGTCCGTGAGGGCTTCCTTCCTCAGCATCTTCTCGTAGACGCCAGTAGCCCCAGCGAGGGCGAAGGCCCGGCGAACCCAGTGAGTCCTGGCATACGATTCCCGGTCAGCGAGTGCTTTCTCGCCAGGGGTGCCGTTCTTCTTGAAGTGCGAGATCTCTTGGGCTGTTAAGACACGGGCAGCTTGGTTCGTCTGCTGCTCGTATGGGCCAGCAAGGGAGATCTTCTCACCCTCCGTGAACTCACCCTCCGCGATAGAACGCTTTGCGTCCTTGGCCTTGTTCTCAAGATCCTCCAGTGACTCACGGAGGTTCTTGCCAGTCTTGGCTTCCTCCCCTTTCTTGGGGGCCTTGCTCTTGGTGGCGGGAGCCTGCTTCGTCTTTGCCCACACGCCACGCTTGTTGTCCCACTCCCAGCCCTTGTTGCGAAGGTGAGCCTGCTGGATGTTGGACCCGCTCGGGTGGGCGAACTCCTTGCCCTCCTGCCGGGGCATCATGATGACCTCTTCGCCCGTCTCGACATCCTCGGTGGGCTCAGGGATCGCCTGAAGCTGAGCCTCGACCTTCGAGCCAGTCTTGGGCATAGCGGTGGTACCGCCACCCTTGCGCCGGGCCTTCTCTTCGAGAGACAGCACAGGGCGCGGAGCCGGGGGCTTAGGGGCCGGAGCGGCAGCGACTGGCGCAGGGGGCGGAGCGGGTACCGTAGGAGGCTGCCGAGGGGCCTTAGGAGCCTTCGGAGGAGGCATGGGCGGCATAGGTGTAGCCGCCTGCTCGGGAGGCATTACAGGGGCTTCTACGGCAGCAGGAGCGGCAGCCTCGGCAGGCGGGGTCTGACCGACCATACGGAGAAGCTCAGCCTGCATCTTGGGCTGGACGCTGATCTCTCGGAGGAGTTCGTCATACGCCTTCTGGAGAGCGACAGGGCTTGTCTCTTCTGGGTTCTGCCCAGCCACGAAATGGTGGACGAGGGTATCGATCTGCTCGGCGACATCAGCCCCGAAGAAGTTCGTCACCTTCTCTAGGAACAGGCCACCGGGCGTAGTCCTCTCGCGCTGAGACTCAGCGATCTGGTTGGCTGCATCATCCTGAAGAGCCTGCGAGTTCCACGATTCGATGGCAGGGTCTTCCGCGAAGTCCGTCTCCTCGGAAGCGAGGTTGTTCAGTGTCGAGTCTTCGACACGGTGGAAGTTGACTCCGCCATCCCAGCCGAGAGAGGGCAGTTGGGGGGTTCCGTCCGCGAGAGTCCCCGCCGGAGGGGTCATCCCCAACTGGCTCTGGGCGAAGTCTTCGGCCTCCTGGGTTCCCTGCACATGGTCCCAGTTCGGCTGCTGATACTGCCCAGGCCCAGCATGGTTGAAGTTCTGCCCGGGCATGACGGTGCTGGGGTCGGGGGTATTCACATCCCCGCCAGTTGGCGCAGGCTGCTGAGGGGCACGCCCGATGCTGGTCGCAGAGGACATACCACCGATGGCAGCACCGAGGTAGCCAGCCTCCTTAGCTTCAGGCGTGTTGAAGTAGGTCGCAAGGTTCTCGCGGGTGACTGGCATATTGTTGCCCAGCACGCCGCCGATGGCTTCCTGGCCCCGCTCCTCGAAGCCTTCCGCGAAAGCCTTGGTGCCCACCATCAGGGGAGCCAGCACGGCATCGGGGACACCAGCCCTCTGGAGGTACCCGAACGCTCCGGCCATGTCCTTCTTGCCGAGCATCCCCTTCATCATGTCATCGTCAAGGCCGAGCTTGTCGGTCAGGCGCAGCAGCGCCATGTTCAGCGCAGCACCCTTCAAGCCCTGGATGGTTGCTTGCTGCCGGGCCTCGTCAGGGTTCATGCCCTGCGCGATGAGGTTGGCTTCAGACTCACGGAAGGTGCCCCGGCCTTCGGTGGCAGCCTCAGTCGCAGATCCGGCCCATGTGCCCAGCATCTGCGCGATAGAGTCAGTCGCACCTGCGGCCTTAGCCCCGGTACCAACAACAGCACCACCGATAGCGCCGAAGGCCATGCCAGGGACAGAGGACGAGATGCCCGTGCCGAGGTTGTTGCCAAAGGACTCCAGCGCACTGTCCGAGGACTTGCCGTACAGCGCGTTGAGGTTCTGCTCACGCGCCGTGTCGGCGAGGAAAGTCTCCGTGTCACGGGCTCCGAAAAGCCCAGCGATGTTGGAAAGCCCACCGCTGTACGCAGCCCCGACAGACTGCAAGCCACGGTCGAGTTCCCGCTCCCTGTAAGCGACAGCGGCAGGGTCTTCCCCGATCACCGCTCCGACAGGGTTCATCGCCTTCGCGCCCAGCTTCGCCAGCCAGGAGGGCTCCTGGTCCTCTGCCTCGCCGATCCGGTTGATCTCCTCCTGGGTGTAGAGCTTCTTCCTTTGCAGGTACTGCTCTTCGGTCATAGCCTCGTAGGGGCGTCCAGTCGCTGCCTCAAACGCCTCACGGGTCTTCCGGCCAGGGCGGACAATCCCCTGCTTCTCCTGGAGAAGCCGGATGTATTCTTCCTCTGTCATCCCACCAGTGGCAGCGGGGTCATCGGCACCATCGAACCACGCCATGTTTCCTCGCTTTAGTTAGTAGGGGCCAGCATCTTCACTCGGGATGGGGGACACGCCGGGCCTTGCCACAGGCCTACTCAGGTCAGGCTGCGTAGTCCCAGGCTTCAGGTGGTACCTGACACCATCGATCTCCACCGTGTCATCAGCGAAGTACTTGGGCTTACCCTGCCCCACCGGGGCTCCACCCTGCCCGTTGAGAGAGAACTGGTTGTAGACCTGGGAGAACTCCTGTGGTGAGCCATTGAAGGTGCCGTCCTTGGTGGCCTTGAAGTAGGCTTCCATCAGCCCAGCACGCGCCCTCTGCGCCGCCTGTTCTTCCTTGGAGCCGAGGGCCGCGTCCCTGGCACCGATGTTCATGGTGGCGATCTCTTTCTGGGTGCGCTGCCCAGCCAGAGTGGCCCCGACCTGAGCCCCGGTCGCCCACCGCTGCGTCTCATCACGCCGCTTGGCCTCCTTCTCTTCCTGGGTCAGTTTGTCGTAGCCGAGTTGCAGGTTGTCCTTGTGGAACATACTCGACTGACCGAGCCGCTTGTTCTCTAGGTCAACCTGGAGCATATGGTACCGTGCGTTCTCGTCAGCCGTCCGCTGCTGGCGGCCCTCAGCCGTCTCAGCGAGATCGTCAGCCCTGCCGATGTGTCCGATGTTCGCATCCGTCATGCGCTCGGTGTTAGCAACACCGCGCTCCTTGAGGCCGAACTCCTTGGACTCCATCTCGTGCTTCCGAGCAAGCTCGTCCTGCATCATCTTCTGGCGCATGACATTCTGGTAGCTGCCCTTCACGGCATCCAGGATGTTCGGCTGGTTCATGGAGTCCTTCATCAGACCTAGATTGGTCTGACCGTTCTGCGCGAAAAGCTGGAGAAGCTGGGAGTAGTCCATGGCTCACCCGTAAGGATTGAAGCTGGGTTGCGGGGCGAAGTTCTGACGGTACGGGCTCATCCCCTGGTAGGGAGAACCCGGCTGCACAAGCATGGTCGAAGGTGTCTGGCCGGGTGCCCGGTAGCTGTACTGCCCGAAGTTAGGCATCTGAGGCCCAGCGCCCGGCCCGGTGTTGCCGCTCATGAATCCCTGGACTCCACCGTACTGGGAGGACATCGGAGGAGCGCCGGGAGGAGGAGCGCCCTGTGCCGGGGCTGGCCCCATGCCGAGAGCCCCTCGGCCAGCATTGCCCCAGTTCCAGCCCTGACCACCCGAGAAGCCACCCGCGATGCCACCTGCCGCCATGCCTGCAAGCTGCGCCCACTGACGGTCCTGCTCCTGCTGCCGCATCTGCTCGTACTGCCACTGCTGCTGACGGGACTGCTCCTCCATCCCGTACTGAGCCATGTCGCGCTGGTTCTGCTGGCCGACAGCCGCTTGGTTGTAGCCCATGCCCATGCCGACACGCTGGTTGTTCATGCCGCTCTCTGCCATCGAACGGTTGAAGGCGCTGTCCTGCTGGCCCTGGGTGAAGTTGAGCATCTGCATCCGCTGGTTCCAGTTGTCCTGGTCCCGCTGGTCTGCGAACGAAGCATCGCGGTAGGCGTTGTCCATCCCGCGCTGTTCGAGAGCCGTGCGCGTGTTGAGGGCCGTCATGCCCTGGCCGAACAACTGGTTCGCCATCTGGTTGCGGAAGTCCAGAGCCTGAGCCCCACGGTTGTAGGCACCCTGATCGATGCCCCACATATCCATGGCCTTCTGCCGCCCCAAGTTCGCGTTGAACTGGTCAACCTGATTGTTCATGCCAGCAGCCTGCATCTGGCGGCCAGCGTGAGCTTCCCGGCCCTGGGCCTCTAGCCCGGCGACCTGGAACAGGTTGTTGTTCTTGGCATCGTTCAGCCCCGCTTCTTGGCGGATTCGCCCAGCCTCAGTAAGCGAGCTACCAGCCAAGCCACGAGACGCCATGGATTGACGCTGTGCAGCGCCCTGGTTCTGAAAGTCGTTTTGCGCCCTCTGGTTGAGTGCATTGCCAACTCCACGGTACTGATCCTGGTACTCACCAAGACGAATCTTTTCCCCACCGTTCCCGCCACCAGGGCCGAGAGACTGGTTGAGTTTCATCCCAATGTCGCTGTTCCAGAAGTCTTTTGTGTTGAGGTTGTCGAGCCCCAACCGAGCCTTCGCCCTCTCCTCGTCTGAGGCGCTGAGGTCCGACTGGGCACGCTTCGACATCTCCGTAGCCCACGGGTCGTACATCGGATCGACTTCAAGCTCCTTCCCCTGCCAAGTGGGGTCGTGCAGACCGCCACCCTCACCGGGGAGAGGCATAGGCCCGGCCCCGCCACCAGGGCCACCCTCTGGGCCAGCGCCACCAGCGGCTTTCTTGGAGCGCCGGGAGCCGCCACGGTTCAAGGCCTGAAGCATGGGGTTGTTCGCTGCGGAGTCCGTAGGCTCAGCATCGAAGTCCTTCTGCATCCCCTGAAGCTGCGCCAGCCTGCGTTCAGCAGCGCCCAGCGCCTCGGAGGAGATGGCATTGTTGCCCTCGCGGGACTTGGCCTCCTGCTCGTACTGCTTGAACTTCGAGGTCTGCTCCTGCATCCGGTCGGTCAGCCAGAAGCCCATGGAGTTCTTCATGGACTTCCCTGCGTACTTGCCGCTGGGGACTTCAGCATAGAAGATCTGCCGAAGAGCAGCATGGCCTTCGGGCGTGGAGTCGTCCCAGATCTTCCCCGTCTTGGGGTTCAAGAACTTGGGATCTACGAACTCTTCAGCCGTCACCTGCTTGTTGGCCTTCGGGTCTTTGTACTTGGCGACCAGGGCTTCCTGCTCAGCGATCTGGGCCAGCAGGTCACGCTTCGCGCTGGCACCCGCACCGGAGCCCGTCCCGCCCATCAAGGCGTCCATGAGGTTCCGGCTGCGGTACTGGTCCATCATCCCGCCGAGAGACGAGCCCTTGTCCCAGAAGTTGTAGTTGCCGTAGGAATCCGTGTAGCCGCCGCCGTAGCCAGTGCTAACACCGCCGGGGCGCTGCGGGTTAGGGATCTCCCCCGGACGGGGGGGCGCTCCGCCGCCCTTCTTCTTGTTGAGGTAGCTCGATGCAAGCCCAACGCCTGTCGTGACAACCGCAGCCCAACTCATACGGGAACCCCCTCGAACTCAAGCGTGTCCGTGACTGCGCTGATGGTTTCCAACTCCTCGAAGCTCTTGGCAATGAACTCGTCTTCGATGGCATCAAGATCGGTCAGGTGTGTCCCGTGGATACAGGTCCACACGGTGTCTTCGTGGGCATAGCCCACCCGCTTCACCCCTGGCGGGGAGACGATGGTGCATGGGGCTGTCACCCTACGAGGGCCATCCTCGGTCATCACCGTGATGTCGCCCTTGCTGATGATGTTCAGGTTCGCGTGCTTGTGGATCTTCCCCACGATCACGCAGCCCTTCGGGATCGTCATCTCACGAGCGTAGATGCCGTGCGAGAAGTGATGCGCCACGGGGAGGTCGATGATCTCTTCCGGTGGCATCGCCTTCATGAACTCTTCCAAGTTCATGATCTGCTGCCGGATCGGCACGCTCTCTCTGGATACGATCTCTTCAGACACTGGCTTCCTCGCGGGTGGTTGTTTCAGCGGGGGTAGCTGCAATGGCCCGTGGAGCCGGATCGTCTGGGAGCAGCCCGAGTAAAGCGATGTTCACCGGGCCGTTGCCAAAGTCTCCACCTAGTCTAATCCCTGACGGGCCTGACTCAACCAAGAACCCGATGGATTTTAAAGCCCTTACGGTCTGGTTGTGGGCCATGGGGGCAACCGACTGAACCCGGTAGTTGCCTCCCTGGTTGAACCACCTGTCTCGCAACTGTGGGGCCAGGGCTACGATCTCAGGGCGCAGGTCGATACCATCGGCCTTACTGACGAACTTCTGCATGGGCACGAGGTTCAGCGTCAGTAGCCCAGGCACGGAGGGAGTCTCTAGCATCATAGCTAAAGGCTCCTCTCCATTCATCCAGATGACTGCGGTGGTAGCCATTGCGTATGACGCCATTGCGTTGGGGTCATAAAGCTGAGCCGGGAGACGATTGTGCTTCTTGAGGAACAGGTACAACTCAGCAGTGGTTGGTCGCTTGGCTTCAGCAATGGTAATCATCGGAGTCCTAACACCCGGACATCGGGCCTAATGCCGATGATAGTAGGAGCGGCAGCACTGCTGGAACCCTCGAACTTGATCCTGAAGTACCTGTAAGCCCCAACGGGGCGAAGCTGGTAGTGGGTCACGGTGGCAGCTTCTGACTCCAGGACCGTCCGTCCATTCACTGTCGATTCGGTGATATTAAATACCTGGGTAGACTTGGACGCGAAGTCCCAAGATACCGTCACGGTGGCAGAGAAAGACCCGCTGCTCTTGTCGATGTGCAGGTCCAGGGTCGGCATGGTCTTCCGCATCGGGGTTCTCATGTCGTAGTCGGCGCTCGTCCAACTCCACGAGATGTTGGCCCCCGAGTCAGTGTCGCCCGTGTTGAGTTCCAGGATGTCGCCGTCAGGGGTAGCCGCGATGATGCGGCGGTCCTCGGTGACACCAACCCCGATGGGAGCCCACCCGCTGTACTTGGTCCAGGCCCCAAGCTCGTGGTTGTACACAAGCTGCTTGCTATTCGTGGTGCCACCGACAGGGCGGAAGAACCAGACAACCCGCTGGGTCTTGGCATCGTGGTAGGCCAGGATGTTGGGCCAGTAGTCTCGGTCGGCTTCATCGTTGACTACGGAACGGACCTTCTTGCTGAGGTCATCCGATTCGACATCAGCCCCAGACAGCACACGCGAGATCGTGGTCGGCCCGAACTGCGACCAGATGTAGGCATCATCGCCAGCGTGGGCGATACCGAGTGGGCTAGTAGACCCTGTGTTCAGGATCTTCTGGAGCCCGAAGTCGGCAGTGGTAGACCCCGTGTAGACGAAGAAGTTCGTCTCCGTGAAGACGATGGTGTAGTCGAACAAGGGGGTGATGGCACGGACCTTGTTATTCATGCCACCGATCACAGCGACATCGAAGGCATCTGTATCATCGATGTACTCAAGGTGGTCATTGGAGCCCGAGAACCACAGGCGGTCCCTTCGCCAGAAGACCACGCGCTGGTTCCGGCCACGGGCCATCGTGGTCACACCCTCTGGGTAGCCGTTGCTTTCCCAGTCGGATGGGGTAGTCCAAGCCGTGTCGGGCAGGGTTGTGGAAAGAGGCTGGTTGATGGACAAGCCCCCCGCAGCCTCGTCCGAGAACGAAGACGAGTCTTCACCGTAGACCACGCTTGCGAGACGCCACTGAGCCGTAGTCGGGACGCAAGTCCCCCACGGTGTCCCGTCAGCATCCGAGTACCTACGGATGATGTACCCAGCCGCTCCACGCACGGGCTGCCAAGTCACCTGCCATGGGTAGGTCGAGCTAGGATCTCTGATGTTGAGCCCACAAGAGAACGGGAAAAGCACAGGCCTACCTTCTCCTCGCCCCGAGAAAGCCGACACGGCGTAGACGGCATTAGCGGTCCCGGCTGTGCCAATAACGCCGACAACATTCAGGTTGCTCGGCTGTTCCAGCAGGGATGCTTCTTTGAGGGTCCGAACCCCCCGCCCATCCAAGGGGCTGTACACCAAGGGCTCGAAGTCCTGATTCGCCAGGATGAGGAACCCGTTGATCGAGGTCGAGATGATCGGCGCTGCGCCCGTCCAGGTGATGCTCGTACCTGACACATCATCCCAGGTGACACCATCCCGGCTGTGCTTGTAGCCGCCGTCTACCACCGCGAAGAAGCACATCGTGCCTTCGCTGTCGTAGAAGATGGTGAAGTGCCAACAGGCCGCACCTAGAGAAGCCAGCGTCACGCAGCCCTTCCTGCGGGTGAAGCCTCCCCCAGGCAAGACATCTACATTGAGAAGGTCTTGCGCCTCACCCGGCTTTACATTCAGCTTGCTGGCGGTTGTGTTGAGGCCGCCGAACAGCCATGTATCCGTACCCTGGCTAGTCCTGCCTGCGTACCCCATCGGTTCACCACCAATCCTGATGTCCGCCTTCGATCATGTAGCTCTGACGCTCAGCGAGACGGGTCAGCTTCTTCATACTCCTGATCCGGTTCGTGATGATCTCATCGTACCGATTACGGTAGGCACCGACATCAGGGAAGCCCATCTTGGTCCCGGTCTTCCACTTGGCGAACTCGACAATCGCTTCAGCGTACTCTTCGGGGAGGTCAAACGGATCGTCCTGGTTGTCATCGCCGTTGAGCCGGACAGGGGGCTTCAGGCGGTAGCGGAGGTAGACCCTGCTACCACCGTTGTCGATGAAGTCCTGGCTCGGCGGGGGCCACACGATCATGGCTGTGCCATCGATACAGGCGAACCGTGTGGAGCCATTCTCTGGCAACGGGTTCGTGACATCAGAAGGGATCAGCTTGTTCCAGGCGAGAGGGGTCAACTCCTCCAAGGTGTTGGCACCGATCCTCATGTCGGAGACGAGCTTCATGAACCGAGTTGGCAGGGGGTAGGATGTCACCCCTACTTCGAGGGTCTGGTAGTAGGGCATGATCTGCCAGGGCCAAGTCTGCTTGTACCAGAGGTCTTCGACCCCATCGTTCAGCGCGTTGATGGTAGTCAAAGCCTGATGGTCGGGGTCGGAGATGTCCGAGTACCGCTCGATCCCAAGCTCATCGTGAACGCGGTTGAGCAGCACCAAGAGGGTATTAACCCCTGTCCCGCCCGTTGGAGTTAGCGCGGTGGTCATGGCTAGGCTCCGACAAGAGCGACATACAGATCGGTGCAGGTGAGCCCATCCGCGACATTCGTGGCGTCAGGGGTGGACAGCAGAAGTTCAAGGGTCGCGTCAGCAGTGGTCGATAGGGTCACGGGGGACGAGTTGCAATCGCTCTGGGTCAACCCGGCGACTCCGTTCGATTGGTAAGCCGTGAGCGACCCTGAGCCCATAAACGACCCCGACCCGCCAGTGGCCCGACAGACAACCTCGAAGTGCATCTCCCAGTTAGCGACATTGTATCCAAGGCCTGCCCACTGCGATGAGTTGTCGAAGAGATCGACAAGTACGGTGGCACCATTCACGCGCAGCCTAGCCCTGATCTTCGTGACCGAAGCCGTGAACGCGCAGAACCCACGGGCCTCCACGATGAGGCGGCACCCTTCTGTGAAGGTGTTCCCGCCGATGGTGCTGGAACCCGTGTAGGTGGCCGCCGAGAAGAGATCGACCTCCGCCGTGGTGTTGATGTTGTTGACACTGGAGCGGCTCTGGTAGATCCGCCTGTACGCATTTGTGAGCCCGAGGCCTTCAACCGTGGTGGGCTTGCTGGTGACATCAGCCCACGCAGGGGTAGCGGTTGTTTCGCTGATCCCGGTGATGATTCCTTGCGCGTTGGTCGTGACGAGAGCGATCTCTGTGGCACTTCCGAAGGTCGTGCTGGCAGTAGGGCCGAAGGCCGGGAGATCCGCCATGACCAATGCCCGGTAGTCAGGCGTGGCATCTGCCCCAGTGGTAGGACCAGCCAGGATGGTGTTCTTGACCTGGGTGGCGTAGGTGACAGAGAGAACCCCGACCCCAGTGGTAGGGTTGTCGCCACCGACCGTGAAGTGATCCGGCATCGTGAGCCCAACACTCAAGCCAGCCCCAGTGCTTTCGACATCCGAGACATAGACGCCGGGGATCGTGTAGCTCCCGAATCCTGCGCCCTCGAACTTGAAGTCGTACCGGGCCGGGGGCAGGGAGAAGGCGTAGCGCCCGTAGGCATCGGCGACATAGGGGTTCGGAAGAGTCGCAGTAGGGTCTTCGTCCGTGTTGGCCGCATACACTTCCGCCAGCGGCACAGGGTCATTGAATGGGTAGACGCAAAGGCTCCCGCTGGGGACGGGCTTGCCAGTCCTTGGGTCTACGATGATCCCGTACACTCGCTGCATACACCCTCCTGATAAAGACTAAAGCAACCAGCCTTAGACGCTACCGCCTACATCGTGTCCTTCTTCGTCAGTCTTCCGTGTACGGACACCGAGTCGTGCGTGAAGGACTTCAGCGGGGAAGGGGCAGCCGGGGTTTGAGCAGACCCCTGCCCCCATTCTCTCGATGACCGTTCGGTGGTTTTCAATGTGCCACTCCACCTTGTCGATCCTGCCATCAAGGTGGTCGAGCGATTCAGTCAGCTTGCTCATTGTCCCGTTCAGGCGCTCCAGGGTTGAATCCAATCCCGTGACCCACCTGTTGATGAAGTACCCGAGGGCGAGGACGAAGAGCCCACACACCCCGAAGATGAATGTCTGGATGATATGGGATGGCATCCTAGCTCCTAGGTGGTGGGTCTACTGGTTGAGAAGCAACATGATCCCATGATACCCAGCGGCCATGGCAGCGCCTCCGGCGACCGTGTTTAAACAATCGGCAACCTCGGCGGTCTTGCCAGCCGCTACATCCACTATCTCTTTGATGACACCTACAATTGCAGCCGCCACCACGACCCACACCCACCCGTTTAGCTCTGGGCAAGTCAGCAGGTACAACACCATGGCTCCCCCGACAGCCATGCCAGCCAGGAAGTGCTTTTCTTTGTCCTCGGCCGTCCAAGGCCAGGGCGAGGTCGCTGACCAGATGACGCGCATTAGTCGTTCACCAAGCCGGGGTACTCGGGGAGCAGCTTCAACTGTTCCAACGCCTGAGCGAAGATGTTGCCATCGGCTGGCACATAGTCGAAGGGGAAGGTGTTGCTGTACCGCTCCTTCTTCCCGTCCTGCTTGGCTGCCTTGGACTTGTAGACCTTGTAGTGGGCCAGCGAATCCATGCCGGAGTAGGGCGTGGCGACCCGGGTGGTATTGACCTCCGTGATGACGAAGTAGGCATTGGGCCAGGACTCGTCCTGCTCGGTGTCGGGGTGGTTGAAAGGACCGATTGCTGCGAAGGCCATGGCGGGCTCCTATGCGTTATGATCTGGGCAGAGAGTCTCGCCCATCTCGACATTGACGGGGCCAGTGCCAGCGTTGTTCTCTCCGGCCTGGATGGTAATGGTGAGCGTGTTAACTGCTGTCGTGTCCACGGTGGTAGATGCACCCATAGAGAGGGTTTCGGCAACACCCTGGACATTGAACGCGCCGAAGCTGATGAGAGTTCCTGTCGCGCCGATGGTTCGGCATACCGTCTCAATGTCGATAGTGAAGGCCAAGGCAGCCATAACGGTAGACGCTGGAGTGGTGAAGGTGAGGACCGTAGACCCCGCATACTTCACGCGAATCGTGTAGAACGAGTTGACATTGTTCCGCTGCGTGATCGTACCTCGCAGACGGTTGTTGATCTTCTTTCCAGCGGTGAGGTAGTTCGCTGCCATCGGAATCGTGTAGACCGTGGTTTCCGTGGTGCTTGAGGCAGGCACTTGGACCTGGGCCGTGAGGATCTCCTGAGCCAGCACCACAGAGCGGCGGACCTGGAAGGTCGTGAAGTAGAGCGTGTGGCCCTTGAACTCCATCGCGCCCTCTTCCACTGCCGTCATAAGCGGACCAGCGGTGAACTTCAGGGGCGCAGAGGAAGCAGCGGTGGAGCCCGCCTTCAGGTGCAGGGTCGCGGTGGGTGTAGTTCCAGCGCCGATGTAGAGTTTGCCGTCCCCCGTAAGCCCCATCTTGGCCGTAGCGGTCTGGAGGGTGGTGCCCGTAGAACCCACATCAGGGGTCTGCCATTCGTAGAGGATGCCCGTGTTGGAGGCATCGCCCGTGCCCCTAGAGGAGCGGAAGGTCCACTTCGCTGGGCCAATATTAGTACCGCTGGCATCCTGTACGCTCTGGGTTTGCGGGACCGGAGGGTTAGCGGCATCGCCACCGAAACGCCAAGTGGCGCTGCCGGGGGAAGCGAGGATGGCGGGGTTGGCG